CCTGAAAAGGTGCCGTTGCGTTCCTGACAACCGCACAGAAGGGCAGGGCGCGGGCGTCCCCATTCTCCGGTTTCCGGGTTGCGCCATGCCGGGACCATCGCGAAGCGGACGGTGCCGAAAAACTCCGGCATTGCGTCGATCCCTCGCGCCCGAAGATAGGTTTCGCCGGGGGTGCCCTTAACGTCGCCAGCCTCCGCGAAGAATCTCCGCGCATGGGAGATTGCTTCATCGCGCTCGGCGTCCTGCTCCTCGCGCCGCTGGGCGCGCTCCTTTGCGCTGACAACGGGAAGGTCGGCCGCCCCAAGGTAACGAAGGGCGTCCATGAAGCGGACGCGCTCCTTCTCCATGATGAAGCGGATTGCATCGCCAGACGCGCCGCACCCGAAGCAGTAGTAACTGCCCTTGCCGTCGTTCACCCGGAATGAGGGGGTGCGTTCGCTGTGGAACGGACAAAGCCCGACCAACTCTCGCGGTCCGGCTCGTTTCAGCTCTGTGTAGCGCCCGATAACATCGCTGATGTTCCGGCTTGCGCGTATCTCCTCAACCGCTCGCTGAAATTCAGCGTCGGCGATTGCCCCACCCCCGCGTTGGCTCATTTCGGTAGCGTGACCTCCATTGGTTCAAAGCGGAGATACGCTTCCCGAAAGGCGCGCTCGGCTCTGGCCGATGCCTCAATCGTTGCGCGGTCTGCGCGTAGGTTGGGATTGTTGTTGATCGCTACGGCAAGCTGCTGGTGGCGCTTCCAAAGCGACTCCAGCGTTGCGGCTGATATTGCGGGGCGGTCCGCGACGGCCATTGCTACGCCGCTTCGCGGGCGGTTTCTTCGTCCGGCTCCAAGCCCAACAGCTTGTCGATTGCGCTTGAACGCGCCCAAATCTCGGTGCCCTTGCTGCCCAAGCGGGTGACGGGCAATTTCCCGCCCGCCGCCATGCGATAGACGGCGGCGCGGGTTACGGGCTGGCCTCCGATCATTTTCGCATTGAGATAATCGGCGATTGCCTGCGCGCCTCGGAGCAACCCATTTTCAGAAACTGCTTGCATTCCGGTTCCCGTTCCTTCACGGTTGGGCGATGATGTTGTGCAACGTTGCATAACAGCGCCGTTCGTTCCGCGCAAGGGGGTTGAGAAAGTTTGCCCAACTCATCTGTGGATAGGTTAGAGCTTCGCTTTGGGGAGCTGGAGGCAACCTTGGCCGATCTGAACGGGATCGCCAGCCACCAACGCACGGCATTCCAGGCGCGCTTGAAGAACCTTCACCGGCTCGGCTTCCCGCAAGGAATAGGCCAGGGGCGCGGCAAGGCGATTATCTACGGCGCGCGCGAATTGCTGTTGATGGCTGTCGCCGTGGAGCTGGCGCAAGTCGGCCTGACGCCGGAACGGATAATCGAAGTTATCCAGGACGACGAATATCCGCTCTGGATGGCGGTTCACATGGCGGCGTCCGCGCTGCACCACCGCCCGCAAGTTTTCCGCGAGGGGTTCAGCTATGAATGGGCGGACCAGGAAGATACCGACCCGACGCCGTTCTTCCTTTTCCTCGATCCGTCCACGCTCGCGCCGTGGAACGATGATGGCGAGGATAGGGCGTCCGGCTCGTTCTCATTCGGCGGCCTTGGCGTGGTTCGTGAAAACCTTGCCCGCTGGACAACGGGACCGTCCCGCCGCCTAGCCCTAATCAACGTCACCGCGCTGGTTGGGTATATTGCCGCCTATCTTGGCGGTCCCGATGGTGCGCTGGCGATTGTTAAAGAGATTGACGCCGTTGCTGACGGCTGGATTCGCCGCGACGACTTTGAGTTGGACGATTGGCTTCTGGCGATTGCGAAACCGGCGATGCTTGAGGCTGCGGCCAATCCGCAGCCGTTCGTCAAGGACGGCAAGCGCACAATCGCGCGGCTTTCGGACGTTGTTGACCTAAGCCTGCCCTATGTTCACCTTGGCCCGTCCCGTCACAAAACGCTGCCGGATATGCTCATTCGGCTTCCAGGCCAGCGGGAGTTGATCGTTGACGGGCGCATGGGGCTGCTTGCCGACATACCGCAGGAAAGCATCTACGCCCGCGTCGATGAGCTGGCGGAGCAGCCCTTTCGCACTATGGCTTCGGACAGGACGAATTATCAGGTCATGTTCGTTGGGGATGATTGGTTCCTGTCCGCCGCCGCCGCGCATGACAAAGACATATTCGAGGACGCGCTAAGCAAGGGCGTCGTGATTGCGACACCATCTGCCCTCAAGGCGATGATGCAGAAGATTGCCGAATTGTGGAAGGATTGGGCGGCTGGATCGCCGGAACGCCGCGCCGAATGGGACGCGCTGGCGGGCGAAGAGTGGCCGCATGAAGGGAGCGCCAGCGTTGGCGACGATCAAGAAGCGTAGGTGGCAGACAGCCTCGGGCGAAGTGCGCGAAGCATGGTTGCTCCGCTATACCGACTCGACGGGCAAGCGCCGCGCAAAGCAATTCGCCAAGAAGGGTGACGCGGAGGCTTACCGCATCAAGTCGGGCTGGGAGCTGGCGCAAGGCATTCACACTCCCGACGCGGCAAGCATCACGGTTGAAGAGGCTTACAAGCTCTGGCTGCAACGCGCCCGCGCCGAAAAGCTGGAGCGGTCCACGATCAAGTCATACGAAGAGATAGGGCGGCTTCACATTGTCCCGATGATCGGCGGCGACAAGCTCTCGAAACTGTCGATGCCGAGCGTTCAGGCGTTTGTCGATTCGCTGCTGCTCACGCGCTCCAGGGCAATGACGGCCAAGGCGCTGTCCGCCCTGTCGTCCATCATCGTGGAGGCGCAACGTCGCGGCCTGGTCGCTCAAAACGTCGCCAAGGGGGTCAAGGTCGTGCGGCCCAAGCGCGACCGGAAGAGGATCGTCGTTCCGCCCAAGGAGCATCTGCGGGCGATGCTGGAAACGGCGCAAGCGGAGTTCCCCGACTTTTACCCGCTGCTGCTGACGGACGCCCTGACCGCCCTTCGATCTTCCGAGATTCGCGGGCTTCGCCGCGTTGACGTTAATCTGCGAACCGGCGAGCTTACCGTTTGCCAGCGAGCCGATCAGTGGGGAGAGATTGGCCCGCCGAAGTCGGCAGCCGGTTACCGGACTATTCCGATCCCGCCGCTGCTGGTTTCCGAGCTTCGCAAGTGGATGCTCCGCGCGCCGAAGTCGTCGCTGGGGCTTCTGTTCCCCAACAGCGACGGTGGCGTTCGGCTGCACTCCAACCTTCTCAATCGGGAGTATTGGCCGCTGCAAATAAGCGCAGGGCTTATCAAGCGAACAGGCGCGCTCGATAATGAAGGGCAGCCTATGGTTAGGGCGCTCTATGACTTTCACTCGCTGCGGCATTTCGCGGCCTCGGCCTGGATCAAGCAGCGCGTCGATCTAAAGCGGCTGACAACGTGGCTGGGTCACGCCAGCGTCCAGACAACGCTCGATGTTTATGGTCACCTGATCCGCGACGAACAGGGCGATGCGGCGATTGCCGCCGCCGCCCTGGATGAGCTGCTGGCGTAACTATTCCCGCTCGGAATACTTTTCCCTCATGCCACACGAATGGCACATGACGCGCCTTCCTTGGCGGAAAACTGCGGAGCGATAGCGGAATCATAATCCGCGTGTCGGGGGTTCAAGTCCCTCCTCCGCTACCAACGGAAACGCTAGTAAAACCGCCATTTCTCAGGTTCCCGGTCCGGAATCTCCGGTTCTCGTTCCTTTCGATTTTGTTTCGCAGTTTTCTGCCATTTCCCGCTCGTCGGCTTTTTGTCAGTGGCACACGATTGGCACACGATTTTCACCGCGTGTTGACGAAAATGGTTGCACCATGCCAAGTTCTATGATACGCGCCATCACAATAGCTTTTTTGCGTCTTCGGCAGACCACCCTCCGGGGTGGTCTTTTCGTTTCCGGCACCCGCGCTAGGCGCGGCAGCCGGAATGCGCGGCCCGCTTTCTGCCATTGGGCGTGGCTGCGCCGCGCGGCGGTTCGCATTGCTCCTCTTTTGCGTGTCCGGCTTGGGTTGGCGGGCATTAAGCGCATCCGAGTGAAAGGGCGCGGGTTGGTTCCCCGCCGCCTCGCGATCCGACCGCCGCGCATTTCTTTTCAGACAGGGCTTCGGCCCGCGCCCGTCCGCTCCCCTAGCAAGGCGAGCATCCAAAAGCATTGCGCCTCTTCATGGTGCGAAGCGGACGGGCACCAATTCACCGGGGGAGATTCATGGCGAAGGCAAAAGTTGCCAAGGAGCCCGCGAAACGCGGCCAGCCGACGAAGTATCGTCCGGAATACTGCGAGAAGGTCGTCGCGTGGGGCAAGGAAGGATTGTCCATCGCGCAAATGTGCGCGGAGATTGGCGTCACCTATAACACGATCCAAGTGAATTGGCCCAAAGCCTTCCCCGAGTTCAAGGAGGCGATGGAGCTGTGGGAAGTCCACGCCCAGGCTTATTGGGAGGCCAAGATTCCCGTCAACCTGACCAATCGGGAGTTCCAGGCTCACCTCTACCTTCGCTCGATGGCCGCGCGCTTCCCGAAGCATTGGCGCGAATCCACGCGAAGCGAGCTGACCGGCGCGGACGGCGCGCCGCTCAATCCCTCGCCGCTGCTGCCTGATGTTTCGCATTTGGACGAAGAGCAGCTTGCAGTCCTCGCCTCGATCCGGCTCAAGGCCGATGACAGGGACGGGGAGGAAGCCACTCGCCATTGAGCCTCGTAGCCGACGCCGCGACGATTGAAGCGGCGCGGCGCGAGCTGGCTAGACGCAGCTTTCCAAAGTTCGCCTGCATGGTGGACATTCCGACCTTGCCGCCGGACGAGGAAGAGCTGGGCGAAGATGATCCGTTCCCGGTCCGTCGCCTGACAAGCGGTCTTGCAGCGCATCATGCGCTGCTGTGCCAGAAACTACAGGAAATTGAGTCCGGAACGCTTCAAAACCTGATGGTCTTGATGCCTCCGGGATCGGCTAAGTCAACCTACGTCGATGTCGTTTTCGTGCCGTGGTTCATGGCGAAGCGGAAGCGCCGTCACGTTATCCTCGCCAGCTACGCCAGCGACATTGCTGGCAAACAGGGCAGGCGCGCCCGCCAGCTCATTAAGTCGCAATCCTTTCAGAACCTAATGGGCGGGGTTACGCTTACCGCCGATCATCGCGCTGCCGACGAATGGAGCCTGACAAACGGCTCAGAATACATGGCTGGGGGCTTGCTTTCCGGGCTGACCGGCAACCGTGCCTCGCTGGGCGTTCTGGACGATCCGATAAGGGGCCGGGAGGCCGCTGAAAGCGAAACGATCCGGAAGAAAACATGGGAAGCGTATCAGGACGATTTTTGCTCTCGTCTTATTCCTGGCGCTCCGCAAATAATGATTCTTACGCGCTGGCACGAGGACGATCCTGCCGGGCGCATCCTCCCCGAAAAGTGGGATGGGGAATCGGGCTGGATTGACGGACGCGATGGCCGCAAGTGGTTTGTGATTTGCCTTCCGGCGATTTGCGACCGCAACGATGATCCGCTCGGACGCGAGATTGGCGAAAGCCTATGGCCGGAGTGGTTCGGACGTCAAACGGGCGACCCTCTGCTGCATTGGCTTCCGTTCCAGAAAGATCATCGGGGTTGGTCGAGCCTCTATCAGCAAAAGCCTTCACCTGAGGATGGCACGTTCTTTTCCAAGGACTGGTTTCCGTCTTGGAAAGAGCGGCCAAAGCATCTGCGGGTTTACGGCTCCAGCGATTACGCGGTTAGCGAAGGCAAGGGCGACTATACGGTTCACCGTGTTTGGGGAATCGACGCGGACGATAATCTTTATCGGCTGGATGGGTGGCGCGGGCAAACGTCATCCGACAAGTGGATAGACCGCAAGCTCGATCTCATTCAGCTACACAAGCCGCTGGCGTGGTTCGGGGAATCCGGGGTCATCCAGAAGGCGATTGAGCCCGCGCTTCGCAAGCGCATGAACGAACGCAAGGTTTTCTGTCGCCTGGAATGGCTGCCTTCCGTTGCGGACAAGCCGTCGCGGGCGCGCGGCTTTCAGGCCCGCGCCGCGATGGGCAAGGTTCTATTCGAGCCCGACGCCGATCTCTCGGAGTTCATGGCGTTCCCAGCGGGGAAGAACGACGATGAAGTGGACACGGCTTCGCTGATGGGCCGCGCTCTGGATCAGGCTCACCCCGCCATTGTCCCCGAAGCTGAGAGCGTCGGCGGAAGCAATGACTATGGCGAGAATGACTATCTGGATGCTGCCGACAACTGGAAGACTGCATGATGGCGGGAGGCGACGAATTGACCGACAATTTTCGCCATTACGTCGATCAATTCGAGGAGGCCCAGCGGGTAACGTGCGGTGGTCGAAAGGAATCCGAAAAGGCGCGCGATTACGTCGATGGTCGGCAGTTCACCGCAGAAGAGGAAGCTCTTCTAAAGAAGCGCCGCCAGCCGATCACTCCCGAAAACTTGATCCGCCCCAAGATCGAATCTCTTTGCGGGCTGGAGCTTCAAGGCCGCACCGATCCGAAAGCCTATCCCCGCACTCCGGTTCACGAGCCTGACGCTGACGCTGCGACGGATGCTCTGCGCTACGTTGCACAGGCTCAGGACTTCAACATTAAGAAGTCCCGCGTTTTCGAGAATATGCTGGTTGAAGGCTTCGGCGGCGTCGAAGTCTCTGTTCGTCAGCTACGCGATGGATCGGTTGACCCGTATCTCGTCCATATTGAATGGCACCGCCTCTATTACGATCCGCATAGCAGCCGCGCCGACTTCGAAGATGCGACCTACAAGGGTTATACGACCTGGATGGACGAGGAGGAGGCGCTTCGTCACACCAAGCCGGGTGGCAAGTGGGCTGGCAAGGAAGACGTGATTCAGGGCACCAAGAGTTCGCCCTTCTCAACGTCCACGACTGACCACGCGGACCGCCCGGCGTGGGCCGCGTGGTTCGACGCTAAGCGCCGCCGCGTCCGGATCAATACGCACTATCATCTTGTCGATGGTGTCTGGAACGTCTGCGTCTTTACGCTGGCTGGCTCTCTGGAAGACACGAAGCCGGTCCCGTTTCTCGATGAGCAGGGCAAGCCTGAATGTCCGCTGGTGATGGAATCCGCCTACATCGACAGGGATAATGATCGCTACGGGATTGTTCGCGACATGATCCCGCTCCAGGACGGCGTGAACAAGCGCCACGGCAAATTCCTGCATATGATTAGCAGCACAAAGGTCCGGGTTTCCCGAACCGCTGGTGCTGACGCGGAAGCGATCCGCAAGGAAATGCAGCGTCCTGATGGTGTCATTGTCGCAGAGCAGGGCGAATTTGAAGAGATCGGCAATCTGGGCAAAGAATCAGCGCAGTTCCAGCTAATGCAGGATATGCGCGCAACGCTGAAAGCGAACGTCGGCCCGAATGCCTATCTTTCCGGCAAGCTCGGAACGGACCAGTCGGGCAAGGCAATCTCGCTCCAGCAACAGGCTGGAATGACGGAAATGGCCCGCCTGCTCGATAACCTCCGGCATTTTACGCTGAGGGTCTATCGCCAGTGTTGGAACAGAATCCGCCAGTATTGGGATGCGCCGCGATGGATTCGCGTAACCGACAATTCGGATAGCGCGGCTCGGTTCGTCGCGATCAACCAACCGCCGCAGATGACGCCGGATCAGGCCATTGCCGGTGCCATGAAGGTTCGTGACGCGCTCCACGCTGGAATGATCGACGTTCCAACCGCGATGAAATACGCCGCCGATCTGGAAGGCATGGCGCGAACGAAGAATCCCGTTGCCGAGCTTGATGTCGATATTGAGATTGATGAAGTGGCGGATACTCCGACGCTCCAGATCGAGCAGTTCCAGCAACTCACTCAATTGCTGGGAACGGGCATTATGCCAGCGTCCCCGCAGCTTCTCCGCCTGATCATCGAGGCGTCTTCCTTGCGCGATAAGCCGAAGTTGCTGGAGATTGTGGACAACATGGAAAAGCAGCAGGCGGCTGCCGCCAGTGCAGCGCCGAATGCTGGCCAGCCGAATCAGGCGCAAGGTTTGGACCTACAGAAAACCGCTGCCGACATTGCCAACACGCAAGCCAACTCGGAAAAAACCGCCGCTCAAATTGATCTTATCCGGGCTCAGGCGAGAACGGAGCAGGCCAAGGCGTTTGCTGCCGGAATGCAGGTTAACGCCATTGCAGGAATGGGACGGACTCCCGGCCTAGCGGCCTAACCGAACAAACAGAATTGCAACGCGCCGATCCTCGCAAGGGGAGGCGCTGCCATGCCCGTCACCGGGGCCAAACGGGTGGAACCTGACCGCCGGGGGAAACGGGCGTTTCGTAGTCAGCCAACGAGAAGGGCGAAGGGCATAAAGCATGGATAACGATCTGGATGGAATCCTGAACGGGACGAACGAAGCTCCAACGGAAGCACAACCGGCGGCGGTGGAAGCCGCTCCGGAAGCGGAAGTGGAAGCTGTCGCTGCCGAGCCTGAGGCGAAAGCTGACGGCGTTGACCGGGTGCCGAAGGGCGAACCGGGGGCAGGACAGTTCAAGAGCAAGGACGATCCGAAGGGCGAAGAGGCCGCGCCGCCTGCGGCAGAGGAGGAGTCCGCTACAGCTCCGGTTGGTGCCCTGAAAGCGGAGAGAAGCAAGAGACAGGCCGCTGAAGAGCGGGAGCGGGCCAAGGATGCCGAGCTGGAACGGCTTCGCGCCGATCTGGAACGGTTCCGGCAGCCGCAACCGGCAATTCAGCCCCAACCGTCACCGGCCCAGGTCGCGACGGAACAGGCTCCTCCTGACAGGTGGGACGATCCGGAAGGATACGACCGCTGGCTGGTGGATCAGGCCACAAAGCGCGCGACGGAAACGGCGCGTGCAGAGGCGTATCAGACTTTTCAATATCAGCGGTTCGCAAGTTCCGCCGAAGAGATGAAGTCGAAGCTGCCGGATTATGCCGAGAAAATCGGCGTATTCGAGCAGATGCTACAGCACAACCCGGCGCTGCTGGATGAGCTGTATCGTGCGCCGAACCCTGCGGAATACGCTTACAACACGGCGAAGATTCAAGTCGAGATCAGCGAATACGGCGGACTCGACGGGCTGATTAACGCGCGTGTCCAGGCGGCTCTACAGGGTCAAGCGGCGCAAACGCCAACTCCTGCTCCTGCTCCGATTCCTTCCACACTTGCGGACGCCCAAAGCGCGCGCGGCTCTGCCGCTGGCGCGTCAAGCGGTCCGCTTTCCCTCGATCAAATCTTGAAGGGCTGAATCGCCCGGGAGATAAATAAATGACGCAGACTGCGGCCGCAACCGGCCTCACCCCTCAGCAATTCGACGATCAGTTCTTCGTCGATTATCTTCGGAATAACCCGTTCAATGCCTACATGGGCACCGGGGAAACCGACATCATCCAGGTGAAGCGCAACCTTCAGAAGAAGAAGGGCGACAGCATCACTTATGCGCTGGTGAACAAGTTTTCGGGCGCTGCCAATAACGGCACGAGCAAGCTTGAAGGCAACGAAGAGGCGGGCGTTTCGCGCTCGCACAAGTTGACCGTCTCGCTCCGCCGTAACGGCTTCTCGACGACTGAGTTCGAAGAGCAGAAGTCGGCTATCGACCTCCGCACCGCGTTCAAAGCGCAGATGCGCGAGTGGGCGATGACCCAGGACGTTCAGCGCGTCGTGGATCAGCTCTACTCGAAGAATGGCGTTGCCTACGCTTCCGCGACGGAAGCGCAGAAGGATGCGTGGTTGGATGACAACATCGACCGCGTTCTCTTCGGTGCAACCAAGTCGAATGTCTCAACGTCGGCTCCCGCAGGCGGCGCGACGAACGACCACTCGGCTTCGCTTCTCAACATCGACAATACGGCGGACAAGCTGACTGCTTCTTCGCTGTCGCTGATGAAGCGCATTGCCCTGTCGGCAAGCCCAAAGATTCGTCCGATCATGGACGAAGGCAACAACAAGCGCCGGTTTGTCGTGTTCGCTCATCCGCTCTGCTTCCGCGATCTGAAAACCGATCCGGTTATTACGCAGGCTCAGCGCGAAGTGAACCTTGCCAATCAGAACAGCAAGCTGTTCCAGGGCGGCGACCTTGAGTGGGACGGCATGATTATCCACGAAGTGGATGACATGACCACGCTCACCGGGGCCGGTGCTGGCGGCATCGACGTTGGCGGGGTGTTCCTCTGCGGCGCACAGGCGCTCGGCCTCGGCATCGCCATGCCGTGGCAGACGCGTGAGAAGAAGGAAACCGACTACGAGAACGAACAGGGCGTTGCCATCGTCACCATCGACGGCCTCGACAAGCTGACGTTCGGCTCGGGTTCCACGGATACTGCCGACCTGAAGGATCACGGTGTTGTCACCGGCTACTTCGCGGCGGTTGCCGACGCCTAACCGACTTGGGGGTGAGGGCTTCGCGCCCTCCCCCCACTTTTCTGCGAAAGGGATAATTCAATGAGTATCACGCTCCAGCAGGACGTGAAGGCTGGCGGGATGAACCAGGGCGATCTTTATGCCGTGGTTTCCAATGTCGTCGATGCCGTCAACGCACTCATTTCCGATCACAATACGCTCCGCACCAAGCTCAATGCGGACGCGGGCGTGACGGATACCAACTACGCGGCTTCGACCGCGACAACGGTGAAGCTCACCAAGGGCTAATTCCGGCGGGGGCCTAGGCTCCCGCCTCCATTTTCTCGCGATCTGATGGGGGCGCTTGATGGCCACAACGTGCCTCGACATCGTTACCTACGCGATGCGCCAGTCCCGCATCATTGGCCCCGGAAGGGAGCCAAGGGACGCGGAAGCCGAAGAAGGAATGGTGGCGCTCCAATCGCTTTACGACCAGTGGCGGACGGGCGGAATGTTCGGCAGGCTTGCCGACGTTTACCTGTCCGGCGATGCCAACGCCCAAGAGGGCAAGCGATATTATGTCCCCGCTGGCGTCACCCTGACGGACGCAACGAACGATTATGTTCCGGACTATCCTCTGAACGATTACGGCTGCGGCTGTGACTACGGAAGCGGCATTTCGACTGGCGTAACGCGCCAGCCCTACGACGTCGCTCTTTACGAAGTCGTCGATAGCAGCGGCAATCTTTCGGCCAAGCTCTACGACCGTAGCGCGTGGGTTGATTTGCTTGACCTCGCGCTGACGGACATTGCTCCGCTATCTAGCCGCAACGCCTATGGCCTCGCGGCCTGTCTTGCGACCTCTGGCGGCTTCGTCTCCGTATTCGGCGGCGAACCTCCCTCCGCCATCTCCAATCTTGCAGCACAGTTCACCCGCAACCTTTCATCCAAGTTCGGCTCGTCACAGGATATGACGGGCGACTTGGCAACCTGGATGTAGCGATGCCGTCGATCCCCTACGGGACCGGCGCATATCGCCGGACGAACGGCAACTTCCCCGAGCTAAAGCTCATCAACCTTTTTGTCGAACAGGCGAAGACTTCGGAAAACGGGG